TCTAAACCCAAAACACATGAACCAATTTCATTTCTTTCAGAAACCGGGCAGGCCGATCTATATTATGATCGATGCCAGACCGGAACTGCCCTACATGACAACGATCATAGCAGGGCAAGGCGTTAATTCGGTAAGTCATTGCGACAATGCCGACCACGTTAAGCGCACATTACTGTCATTCGCAGACCGGATGGATGCCATACCGATTACAGAAGCAGAGTTTTTCAAAGTATGGGCAGAAGTCGATGCCGTACTGTCGCACAATTACACTCAGTTTTTTAACTATCATTTCGAGTTATGACTAAATCAGCATTAAAACACGCGCATCAGAAGTTCGAAGCACTTGAAGCGCGACTCAAAGTCCTTGTTGATAATCACCCGTACATGGATGATGCGACTAAAAAAAGAATAGTCATGTTTGTCATGGCTCATTCACTTGACCTTAAAAAAGAACTTGACAAACTTTACACATTTTAAAACACATGGAAACACTAACACACTGGAAACGCTACCGGAACCCGGATTACTTCGGGGCGTATTGCTTCAATTATTCCGGCGAAGAGCGCATACTCACGATCAAGATGGCACGGAAAGAAACCATCAAAGGATCAGACGGCAAAAAACAAGAATGCCTCGTGGTTCATTGGGCTGAAAACGAAAAGCCGTTTATTATTAATGCAACAAACGCAAAGGCCATAACTAAGGTGGCCAAAACTCCATACGTTGAGCGGTGGGTAGGCGTTAGGATCACCCTATACGTTGCGCAGATTTCCGCATTCGGTGAGGATGTCGAGGCGTTACGGGTCAGACCGTTTCCACCGGCACCGGTAGCACAACCTGTTAAGCCTGCATTCACCGCTGATGACATCGTAAATGCCATGTTCAATATCGAATCAGCCGGGAGTTTGGATGAACTAAAACAGGTCTATACCAGCATGGACAAAGCACTCGCCAAGCATCCTAATGTTATCGAATCCAAAGACAAGCGCAAAGCCGAATTGGAACAAGTTAATCAGGAGGAAGAGCAATGAAAATTCACACAATCCAACAAGGCAGCCCGGAGTGGTTTGAACTCCGGGTCGGTAGAATAACTGGAACTTCCGCCGCAAAATGCCTTGCTTCAAAATGGCTTGAATTTTCTGATCAGTTGGCAGGCGAAAGATTGACAGGTATGGCTGACGATCAATTTGATTTCTATGAATCGGAGGATATGATACGCGGCAAAGAACTTGAGCCAATCGCAAGACAATTATATGCTCGTCAATTTAATGCTGACATTGAAGTGGTCGGATTTATACAGCCTGATGACATGCCGTATTTTGGGATGTCACCTGACGGAATTTACAAGGACGGTACAGGTGCAATAGAAATTAAAGCACCGCGGATTAAAAATCATTTAAAGTATATCAGGCATGATAAAATACCAACTGAATATATGGCTCAGATTGTTTCAATATTTATTTGTTCTGAGACAATTCAGTTCGTTGATTTTATTTCTTATTGCCAAGATTGTGCAGATTGGAAAATGTGGGTAAAAAGAATGAATAGAGCCGATGTAACTGAATTGATTAAAAAGTACAAAGATGCAATAACCAAAACCAGCATAGCCGCTGATCAATTGGTTGAACGGGTAAAATTAGGCGAAACTTGGTGATAACAATTTAAAACAAAAAAAATGGGAAAAAACTATAATAAAAGTATTGATGTATATGATGCAGCAGTACAACGAATTGACTTTGTCTTCAAAAACTTTGAGCGGATTTATGTTTCTTTTTCAGGCGGGAAAGATTCTGGTGTTATGCTAAACATGGTAATTGATTATGTTAGAAAGCACGATATAAAAACCAAAGTTGGTGTTATGATACTTGATAATGAAGCGAACTATCAATATTCTCTGAAGTTTATGCATTCAATACTAAGTAAGAATTTAGATATTTTGGATGTGTATTGGTGCTGCCTACCAATTACTTTACCTTGCACCGTAAGTTCTTATGCAACCGAATGGCAATGCTGGGGCGTAAGAGATCAAGATAAATGGATTAGACCGCTATCAAAAGAATCATATATCGTGAATTTTGAAAATCATCCGTTTGACTTCTTTAAAGAAGACATGAATTATGATGAATTTTGGGATGGTTTTGGAGAATGGTATAGCCAAGGTCAAAAAACAGCTTGTTTAATAGGTATTCGTGCCGATGAAAGTTTAAATAGATTTAGGGCAATAATGAATGAGAAAAAGAAAATGTATAAGCGAAAGTATTGGACAAAACAAAAATCAATCAATAATGATAATGTATTCAATTGCTATCCAATATACGACTGGAAAACATCTGACATTTGGATAGCAAATGAAAAGTTTGATTGGGAATACAATGAACTTTATGATATATTTTGGAAGGCTGGATTGTCAATATCTCAAATGCGTGTGGCCTCCCCGTTTATGAGTGAAAGCAAAAGCAGTCTAAATTTATATCGGGTTATTGATCCGCACGTATGGCAGACATTATGTGCAAGGGTGCAAGGCGCAAACTTTATTGCAACATACGGAAAGCAGTTGAATTATAATTCATTCAAATTGCCGGAAGGACACACATGGAAATCATTTGTGAAATTTTTATTAGCAACACTGCCGACTGAGGTTGCAGAAAATTTTAGAATGCGTTTTGTTCAGTCTATTAAATATTGGGGGCGAGTTGGTGGTACGCTTTCGGACAGAACGCTTGATGAATTAAAAAAGTCAGGAATCCAATATGTTGAAAACGGATTAACACCACATGGCAAAAAGAATAAGGTAAGAATTAGAATACAATCTTATCCGGATCACACAGATATGTTAAGTGCGCATAATTCAGAAGTTTGCAGTTGGAAACGACTTGCAATAACTATTCTGAAAAACGATCACACTTGCAAATACTTAGGGCTTTCGCCAACAAAATCTCAGGCTATTCGCCAACGTGAAATAATGAAAAAATACAAAAACATATGAAAGTTGTAAGAATTGAAAAAATGCCTAAAAAAAGGCGAGTTAAATTTACAGGGGGCGTATCACACAGAGCAGTTGTAGCCTCTGATGGTCTTGGTTTTTCTGTCAATAAAACTGTTATACCAGTAGGCCCACCTTCTCGATGGCAATACAAAAACCATTTAGAAGCATGCTATTGCATTAAAGGTTCTGGCGTGTTGGTTAACTTAGAAACAAATGAAGCATATCGGATTTTACCGGACACTGTATATTGTTTAGACAAGCACGACAATCATACATTTGAGGCTTTTGAAGAAGTTGTTTTGATATCAATTTTTAACCCTCCGCTAAGAGGAGATGAAACTCATGATTCAGATGGGAACTATACTTAAACAAGTTTACATTCCGTACACCGAATGGGAAGATTGGATAAATGGAATGTGGAGAAAGGTTTCTCCAGAAGATGAAATTATTATGCTAAAACAAGCAATTGATTTTACAGGCGATCATATTATTTATGGTCAAGCAATGAGTGAAGTAATAAATGCATGGCCTAAGACTATGTTAAATTCACTAACCAACACTTCAATCAATAGACGCGCATTTCTTGGTCATTGTGCTGTTTGTTACAAAACAAAAATACCAGAATACATAACGAGAAGGGCGTGGAAAGAATTAACAAATGAGCAAAGAATAAACGCAAACAAAGTTGCACAACAAAACATTGATCAATATGCAAAAACAAATAAACGAATACATAAAAACATGGGAACGCAGATGTTACTTGAATGGGATCCCGGATGAAAGCCCTATTGAAATAAGAGATAAAGTACCTTCGTATAAAAGAATTGCTTTAGCAATTTTGACCAACGATCATTCTTTAAAATCTTTAGGATTTACTCCAAAGCATTCAAAATACTATTCTCTTCTAAAAAGAATAGAAATAAGTGCAAGACAAACAAACAAACCAAAACAATTAACACTTTTTTAAAAATGAAAAACAACTTCAAATCACCGGTTTACAATGTCCTTCGTATACCTGCGGAGAAAGTTCAAGCAAATGATTATAATCCTAACAAAGTAGCCCCGCCAGAAATGGCTCTCTTGGAAACTTCAATATGGGAAGATGGATATACTCAGCCAGTAGTTACTTTTTATGACGAAGATAATGATAAATACATAGTTGTAGATGGATTTCATAGATATACAGTCTTAATGACATCTAAAAGAATATTTGAAAGAGAACAAGGTCATTTGCCTATCGTTGTTATTGATAAAGAAATTGGAGAAAGGATGGCATCAACCATTCGACACAATAGAGCAAGAGGGTCTCATAATATTGACCTAATGAGTAACATAGTTGCAGAGTTAGTAGAAATGGGAAAAGGAGATGCTTGGATATGCAAGCACATTGGGATGAGCGCGGATGAATTGTTAAGGATGAAACAAATAACAGGATTAGCTTCTCTTTTTAAAAATCAAAGCTTTTCTCAAAGTTGGGATGCAAAAAGTTTTTTAGATGATGATTCAATTGATTAAGTTGATATCAGTTAACGAACCTGTGTACTAATGAAACAAAGAAGACCAGAGCGGAATGTTCACAATCTGGACATGATCCGCAAGTATAATAAGGAAATGTATGCCAATCTCGGTAAGGCCATTGAGCAATTCGTTTGCATGAAAAATGGCCGGTACGGTTACGATTACCGGGTAAAGATTGCTGCAATCGCAAACAATGTCACTCAGTCCCTGCTCAAACACGCACTGGAACGGTATTACGGGTGGTTTGAAAAGCCTGTTGAGGTTAGCTTTTATCAGGAAATCACGGGCGATGTTGCGATGTTCGCGCATCACAAAGGAAAATTTGAGTAAATTTGTCCCGGTTAGAGGTAGTAGCCTAATCGAATAAAAAACTTTAACTGCCCTGAGAGGCTGCGAGATCGGACTAATCCGGTCGCTACTACCGCAGCTTACTTGGGGCTTTTTTTTGATATGCAACTAAGAGAATACCAAGAGCGGTTCGTTCGCAATATTGCTGAATCATTGGTGAAGCATAGAAAGGTTGTCGCACAACTGGCAACAGGTGGAGGCAAGACAATATGCTTTTCTGCAATTTG